GATTGACGTACATAACCTGCCATTTAGCTTTTCCTCTTATCGTCTATCAGACAAACCGTATGTTAATGATATAGCTTGTATAGTATGACTAGCATTTGTGTTGTTTGTAACATAGCTTACAGAAACAGACTTACCTGAACCTGCAATGTTATTTAGTGCTTTAGGTGAAGGGTTACCATCAAAGATACTAGTAGTATCATAAATGGCAGTACCGAAAGATGCTGCAGCTTGTGCAGTATTGAAGTTATAAGTAGAAGGGTTTATAGAAAAGATGTCATCATAATCATATGATACACCAACAAAGACTTCAGTACTACCCTCAGACTTGAGGAATGTATTTATTTTATATACAGTCTTACGTATCTCTGGGTCTTGCATATAGAAGTAAGGTGTTTGATATAGGCTAAAGATCTCAGATCCAGCGAAGGATGTCCCTCGTTCTTGTCTAAACACACGCCCTGTATTGTCACCATGAATAACAAACTCAAACTGTCCTACGAAACCGCTAGCTACACAGTTTGATTCAATACCGATTAGTTGGCTATATTCAAATATGCTCTGTCTATTAGCATTCTTACGTACAGCACCAAGCAAAGATAGAGATGAATCATTCTTAAAGAACAACCTAAACTGAGACTTCTTACGTAAGACAACTACACTTACTTGTGTGACTTCTTCTGATACATAGTAGGTATCAAAGATAGATTGGATCTCACGTGATACAGGTGCAAGTTCAACGTCACCAATTCTGTCAGTACCAGAGATAGGACGCATACCATCAGGGCCTAAGAATAGTAGATCTCCACCAAACTCAATAACACTATCTGGTGATACACAACCCAAGTTAGCTGTTACGTTGCTAAGTACAAAGTTAGCAATGTTATTCCCTGTGATCTTCTTAATGCTATTAGCACCAAAGATAAATAATGAATCACGGAACTTCTTAATTGCAGTAACTGGAAAGCCAATGTTAATAACACCAGAGCCATTAGCAGGGCTAAAATCATTAGGGTCTAACGGTGCTGAGAAATACAAGTTGTATGGCTCACTTGGATCACCAGCTAGGAATATATGATTAGCAAACTCTTCTGAGAAAGCAGGGGCGCTGGGCGCTGTAGAAGCAGTGATAGGTGTGTAGGTTGTACCATCATATGTAGCAGCAGGGTTAATACCATCAGTAAGAACAATAACCTCACCAGACCAGTTGAAAGTGATAAACCTAACACGGTCAACACCTACCATAGTAGGGCTACCTGAAGTAGTAATAGCCACCCAAGCTGATGTAGAGTTATTCCAGTAATGGAAGTAGTTATTACCTGCGCTAGGCTTACGGCAAGCAAATATACCATCTTTTAAGTAGCCATTGACATGGACACCTAGAACAGCACCAGTGCCAGGCACAGTACCATAGTCATTGAGGTAGCCAGTAATCCTACGATAACCACCAGACAAAGCTGGCTCATAGTTAATCATACGTATAGCACTACCTGACATAGCACTAGCTTGTGTTAAGGGGTCTGTATTAGTTACAAGACCACCAGAACATACAGCTACAAATGTATTTAGCTGATCAGCCATTAGATGCCACTCATATTATAATTTCTTGATGTGATCATAGTAGAAGAAACACTAAGAGGGGCCTCAAGTAATAAGCGTCTAATGTTCTTGATACCATCTTCAAAGGCACTCTTATGTAGCTGTGAAGATTGCTCATTGGAACGGAAGCTCATCATGTGAACCATAGCACCATCAACAATAACGTGATCAAAGCGTAGGGGTATAACAGTAGTATCACTATATAATGTAAGATCGTCAGGTGTTTGGTAGTACACGTATTCTACAGTATATGTATCATTAGGTACAGGGGTAACACCAAACTTCTCTTCACTAGTCTGGAACACAAACTTAGGTACAGCAATGCCAGACCCAGTGTTGTTAGTATCATCAGAAGGACGGTAGTTGCGGTTATATGCATCAAACGATAAGATAGGCAAGATGCCTGGGGTGTTGATGCTATTCAATGACTTAATGTAAAAGCTTTCCCAATCTACAGTTGAGAAGTTGCTAGGGAAGCTGTACTTGCTAGTACCTGCAGTTAAGGCTTGCTCATAGGTAACTTTAAGGAAGGGCCACTCTTGGCCACGCTGTAGGATTTCCCTGATAGAATTATTGATTGCTTGTTTAGCTAAAGCTTGCATGTTACGTACTGACTCAAAGCCGTCACCAGCTAAGTCAAGAGGAACCTCATTGAGGCGTACTAATACTTTATTAACTAATGTTAGATATGTGCTGCCCATAAATGCCGTTCCTAGTGTTTATACCAGTAGGTAAGTATAAGGGGCCAGCGTAATGCCAGCCCCTCATTAGTTAGATTAAGCAGCGTTGTAACGTGCTGTGACAAGAGCTTCAGGACGAAGGATCTTGCGTCCGTATAGGTGCATACCACGAACGATGTCAGCAAAGCTGTCAGGGT